TGCTTTGATCTGTATTTCAATCTTGACCAATCAGATATCAATCGTCTCACTGCTAGTAATGGAGTACTGGTAATACCTAGTTGATACTGTAATCTTAATAAGAATGTCACATTAGGTTTATTGCCTTTACCTAACTGTTGTAGGTACATGTGTAATCTTCTTTCATCAAAATTAATTTTTTTCTTTTTAGCACCGGATGGTAACTCGTCGTATTTCTTATTAACAAAGTATGCCATTTGATACAAGTCAGTTGAAGTTACTCTATTAGCCATAAACTTGCCATATGATGCTGATTTTTTAGAATAGTTTCTACCAAACTTGACTGTACTAGCATCTAGTACAAACATTGTGTTTATTAACACAAACACAAAAAGTAATTCTGTAATATCATCCTGATTATATGCTTTGAACCCGTTAGTTGCTCTATACAATCTACTTTCATTTAACTCTGGTAATAGTTGTAAGTCCATTATGCGCCGGGCCTTCCTGAACCAAAGTTTTTAAGACTAAAGTCCAATCTATCGACTAATTTAATTGCGTTACCAATGTGATCAACAGCAACAAAGCCTTCCTCGCCAGTTACGTCGTAATCACCTTCGGCGTTTTGTACAAACGTATCAATTTGTTTTACGTTTGCTAATTTTTTAACAATCATTTCTTTTGCTCTGATAAGATCCAAGTATACTACATACGCACTTACTATCTCTGGCGTGTTATCCTCTAGAAATTTGATTCCGTCGAGCATTAATTTTGTTTTAGCAACTTTGGTCTTATCTAATTTAACACCTTCAATTGCTTTTTTCATAACACTTTTATAATCAGTTATGAATGCTGTAGCAAATGCGGTTGGGTCTTTTTCAAATTGGCCTTGGTCTTTGATAATTTTATTAACACTGGTCTTTATTCTTTCTCTTAAGTTTTGTCCAAACTCGTTATTCTTTAAAAACTCTAAGTTGCCCATTTTTGATAAATTTTTATTGGCATCTTCTATTGCTGATTTAAGCATAGCAGATTCGTCTGCTGTCATTGTTACTTGTCCGGAGTAATCTTTGATAATGGCATCTCTGTACCATACACCGGCGTTACTACCGTCACCCAAAGCACTTGCGTCATAACCAAATTTGGCATTCATATCTGCTAATGTTGGACCACCTACATATTCTGTATGGAATACTATGCCTATGTTTGATGATAAAATTTCTTTTGCTAAGTCGCTGTTCTTAGGTACAGCATATATGATAGTGTTTGGTTTAAACACAATGTATTCTTCACCTTTGATATTTGCTGTTTGTATATCTTCCTTAGAAAATAACATGTCGCCTTGTACTACACCTGTGAAGTTTAACTTTTGTAAATTGGTAAATGCTGTTGCTAGTTTTTTTCTAAGTCCTTCGGCACTTTTAGTTTCACCTTTTACAACTTTGTCTGGATGATTTGCTTTTATGTCCGCTAAACTCTTATTCAGTTTAGGATCCTTATTGAATACTCCTTTAGTACCAACAAAAAATTTACCATCAGCAGGATCAATACCAGCAAATATAGCCGGTGCGCCGTCCCATTTTGTTGTGAGGTTAAAACTTGTTTTGGCATTTCCTTTCAGCATTTCATAAAATCCTACAAGATGCTGTATTGCGGCCTTACCTCCAGGTAATCCATCGTTGAATATTAAATCTTCTAAGTGTTCTAAATGAGTGTTTTTGTTTTCGTCCAGTCTATGGTAAATTATACACTCTTTAAGATATCTTTTTGTTAGGTCTACTGCTCTCATTTATCGATCCCAAATAAAGGATTAGTTGCTTTGGCAATGCCTCTAGTGACAGCAGTCGAAAACGGGCCTCTTGCCGCTTTTGGGTTGCTAGTAATATTATATGCCGATGATGTTGGATCATCTGGATCTACTATATTGCTTAGTTTATCTTTCATCTTGCCAATTACTCCTAATTTAGGAGGTTGTTTAAGAAGAGAGTTTACTATTGCTGTGCTAACTTTTTTGCCTTCTGGTTCTGTTGGGTCTATTTTGATATATGTGGTTTTATTAAACACCATGTAGAAAGCAGGACTTTGTCGTAATGTTACCTTTATATTAGGATCATATACTGGAACAAACACGTTTCCTATTGGCATTCCTTTGTATTTTAGATCAGCGGCGTCAGTTGACCCTAATGGTACAATTCCGCCTTTAGGAAATAATTTTTTTACTTGACCTTTATCAAACTGATCCGGTAACGTATCTGCTTTATTTTCAGTTTGTATGTTGTTTACTACTTCAAATATCTTCATTTTTTGACTCTTTAACTATCTGAACGCCTTTAGCAAAACGTTCTGGCTTTCTGCCTTTTATGGAATTTATTAATCTACGTTGTAAATCCAAAGCCTGGGAGTCGTCAAAATTTTCTTCTATCAAATCTATTAGATTAATAGCACTTTTAATTATATGGTTGCCTCTAGTAGCGACCACATCTAATTTATTTCTTTCTGATACTACAGAATTTAATTCTTCTAATATCGATTTTCTATTTATTGACATACTCTTATTCCTGCTATTAAGCATATTTATCTAAATATCACTTTTTCTTGAGTAAGTCTCTGAGCGCCAATCCTTGTAGTTTGGTCTCGTCTACTGAAGAAGTTGTATTATCGTTATCTTCTGTGCGTATTGCTGATGTTCTTTGTAGGTCAGCAACCAATGTAGCAGTTTGCATAGTATCATATGCTTCGTCATCATCATCAAGATCTTCAATACGCAATGTTTCAGGGTTGAACTTTAAGTCTACTTTACTACCTACACCGCTACTAGAACGTGTTTTCATAAATTGTATTTGATATCTACCACGCTCTCTCATGGCGTTACTTGTAAATATGCCTATAACATTATCTGCTGTTTGTATTTTACTAATACCACCAGCAATATGACTGTGATCGAATTCAATTTCTTCTACAGCACCCCTATTTAACTGCGATGCTGTAACTAATAGTATGTTTAGTTCTACTGCTAAGTTACGCAATTCCTCAGATACATACTTGTCTTTAATAAACAAGTCACTGGCTGATACTTTACCGCTTATAGGCATCATAAGATCCAAGTAATCAACTAACAAACAATCTACTTTAATACCTGTTTGTATTTCGTATTCTCTTATAAACGAACGTATATCATTGGCATTAACACCGTTGCTCATCTGTTTAATACGGAATTTACCAGCACCTTTGCCTTTCATTATTACTTTTAAATGGACGTCATCCATGTTTTTCATAACATCTCTAGTAGCATACTCACTGACCATAGCATCAATACGCATACTTGACAGTTGTTCACTAAGTTCTAAACTTAGATAAACTGTGTTAAGTCCTGCTTGACTCCAATTAACTCCTAAGTTTTGTAGGAATAAACTTTTACCTGCTCCAGAGCCCCCAGCAAATACTGTTAATTCGCCTCTGTTTAGACCGCCGAATAATTTTTGATCAAAGTTTTTCCACCCTGTACTAATAGCACCTGCTTGGTCTTTGATCCATTGTAATCTTTCTTTGGGATTTTCATAATAATCTAAACCAAAATCACTTACTAATCCAACACCACTTGCTTCTTTGATAAGTGCTTCTACACTACCATAGTCGTGCTGTTCTAGTAAATCTGTGCTGTCTAGTATGGCTTTTTCCAATGCCTTGTGTCTACAGAAAGTTTCAAACTCATCCATAAACCAACTCATATGACTTTCATGAGCATTTTCGACAGGTTTTAATTCAATGCCATTTACTGCTTCTAGTTGTTCGAGTGTAGGAATACTCGCATACTTGTTAGCATGATCCTTGAGAAACTCTACTGCGTCTCTGTATTTCCTATTGAACATATACGGTTCTACAATATTATTCACTCTAACAAACACATCAGGATCTGTAACTAAGAATCTTAGAAACAATTCTTGCATATCTTCGCCGTATTCTTTTATATCACTCATAGCATTTTACTCTGTACTTCAATTTTAATTTTATTTGCGACAGCATACTTAATTATACTAGATAATGTCAAAAGTCTGCCATACTTGGTAACCGCATCACCAACATCTTTACAATCTGTGTGCCAAGGCGGGAAACTTACTTCCCACCCTAGTTCAGCGGCCTGCCTTATTAAGTCTTTGCCCGGAGCATCTCTATCTGGACAAAGTATTACTCTTTTATTTAATGAATTTATCTGCTGTATCTGTCTTTCATTCATGCTATTGCCTAGCACACTTACTCCGTCTATAAGGATAGCATCTATTACACCTTCTGTAACAACAACAATTTCTCTATCTGAGTAAATGTACTTGTCAATGTTAAACACATAACCCGATTGACTGTTGTTTATATACTTTGGTGTTTCTTTTGAAGGCGGATTTATATGTCTTCCTACATAACCTACTATTTCTTGGTTGTAGTAGAACGGAATGATCAATCTATTTTTCAACATTAGACTGTCGCATACAAAAAAATCATATTGTGTTTTTAACAATCCTCTACTGTATGCGTATTCTAATATATCGCTATGTGTTTTATTATATGGTAGTTGAGGAATATCATTTAAACTGACAGCATTTGGAATTTCTACTGGTTTAAATTTTTCATAACTTACTACAATATCTTCTGTTTCGTTATCAAACTCTTCGATCTTCATGAGTTCTAGTACAAGTTTCTTTACACTTTCGTTAGTTGCGCCTAACTTTACAACTAAGTCTTTGTATTTTTTACCAATCTTTTTACTAGGACTCCATCCTGTAGAGAAGCCACAGTTAAAACAATTAAATGCTATTTTAGGACCAGTAGCAATTACGCCTGCTCTGTTTCTTCTATCATTACACATCGGGCAACTGAATGTTACCCAACCCGCGGGGGTCTTCTTATGCTTATGCGGTATGTGAGATGTTAGTAACTCGTGTACCTGTTGTATTGCTTCAGAGTGCTCCATTGCTGTTATTATACTGTATTAGATGTACTTTGTCAAGTCAAATTGTATATGTTTTATATCTTCTTTATATTTGTCTAGGATTTTATTAACAATAATAGGATTATCAAAAATGTCTGAGTCGTCTCGATTATCGTCTGCTAAATGATACGAATTATCGTACTGGGGTATGTCTAAGTTTAACACTTCTGTGAAAAAATTATGAATATTTTCTAAATGGATATGCTGTACATTATTGTTGAGATTGCCATATCTAGTGTACCAACTAGGTTCTATTTCAAAACACTCACTATTAACATATTCCTCAAACGTAAACGCCGTGATGTCTTTTTGTTTTGTTTCTGATAACCACCTATGTAGGCTCCGTTCTCTTTCAAAAGGATTTCTAACAAACATAAATATTTTGACATCAACATTATCCTGCCATATGAACTCGTGATTCGGTGCTTTTGTATTTAAAAGATTGGTATCATATAGTTGGGAGGCTATCCATCTGGTACCGCATCTAGGTGGAAATACTAACGCATGTTTGCCATTGTTTAAAAAGTGCATACATGTATTTAATTTCTTATAAGAATTTTATCGAATGTTCCTGAATTTGTTGTACTAGGCGAGTACTTAAATCGTAAATAATTAAAATTACCTGTAAAATTATAATATACAGGACCTGTTGTATTAGATAAAGGAAGTCTATCTAAATTATTAATAATAGATATGGTTGCCCAGTTAGTGTCATCGCTAGAAGGTGCCTCGATACCCAAACTTCCTTCGACATATACGTTACCTGTAAATTCTGTAGCATATATACCAATAGTATGATTTGAGTTGTTAAAGTTATATGTCTTATTACCTATAAAGTTGCCACTAGTAAATACATTTGCGTCATGACCAAAGTTTGTATTTTTAGTTTGATTCCAAACATTTGCTACCTGTGTTGATACCGGTGTAGGATTAGCATCGTCCTTTACAAGTAATGTACAAAGTACACCGCCATTATAATCAGAAAATACAGGCGATGTTGTGCCATCATCATCAATAAATTTAAATGATATTTTATACTGCCCTGGACTAAGATTATTTAGATCTGCTTCAGCAATTAATAGTTCGAGCATTCCTTGTTCTAAACTTGGTGTAGCATATTTTGTTAGTACTCTTTCGTTGTTAGCATACTTAATAATATCTGCTCGAATTTGTGTGTTGTACACATTTTGTGGTTTTCTGTCTTGATCTCTAAGAACAATATTAAACTTATTGTCCATTCCTTTATGTGCTACAAATTCTTTTCTGTTCATTGTTTTATTATCCAAAAATAGGTTGTCTTGCCTTTTTACAAGTGCTAATTCGTTTATTCTGTAAGAATATAGTGTTATACTGCTCATACATGCTCATTCCTTCCTTAATATTTATCATTTTCTTTATAAATAAGTTTTATGCAGGATCAAAAAGAGATAGAAGAAAAATTTCCATTTTTCACTATGATAACGTCAGGAGGCGAGGATTATTTTGGTATAGTACAAAATCAAGATAATTCTGTTACAACATTTTACGACTATAATAAACTAGGCTCAGATATAGAAAAGAAAGATTTTATATCATTGGCAGAAACTTGGTGGTGGGAATCTAATAGACAAATACCAATCGATATATTCTTATTTCAAGAAATGAGAAACTTTAGAAGATGTTTAAGAACATTTAATAATAAAGATGTAGAGATACAGTTCGGCCCAGTTACTAGTATTCAGAAAATAGTTAAGAAAAGAATAAAAAGACGTACTATTCAGTTGGTGAAGAAAGATCGGTAACAATCTTATTTAATTGGACAATTATAGCCATTGCGTAACTAAACGCATGTGACTTTTTAAAGAAGTATGAGTCATTATCAGGCTTTGACCAAACCTGCGATTCTATGTCCTTCCAACTTCTACCAACTAGATGTCTTTTACCTGGACGTATCATTGCTAGTATCATTGCCAGTTGTTCTATATTAGTAGGCATGTGCTGTGATACTATATCATAATGATTATTAATATGGAATAGTTGCTCCACAATTTCTTTATGTCCAAACAATGACCACATTGGTTCCATGGAACAAAGATCATTTAATTCGCCTTCGGTTCTAATACCTTTGTACACACTATTGTTTAACACATCCAGTTTAAAGTAACCAATGTTTTCTGCTTCCTTATGATCAATAGTGCTGAGCCCTGTTGCTGGATCATGGGGTATAGGCTGTATATAAACGCCTGTGTTGTGTTTTTCCATACCACCTGGACGTTTGATACTACCCTTGACATGTTTAAGCACAGACAACAGATTATCTCTGTTCTCCATATCGATGTCTACATCAAAATCAATCTTCACTAAACAATAAACTCCACTTCATTAGTTTTTCTTTTTTAACTGCCATACGTTTTTGTATTTGTTCATCTGTAACAAGACCGCCATCTTTAAGTATTTCTATCATA